ACTTAAACTACGTACTGAAGGTGGATTTCATAATAGATATAAAACTAAATACGCTTCTATGCATAAAGGTATGATATGGGTACAAGATGTACCAGGTTTTGAGTATATATTATGGCATACAGGTAACACTGATGAGCATACAGCAGGTTGTTTAATACTTGGTAACACACAAACTAATAACCGTATAGCTAAAGATGGCTTTATTGGTAACAGTGTTGACGCATATAAGTTTGTATATCCACGTGTAGCTGCAGCTATAGAATCTGGACAAGATGTTGAGGTTACATACATAGATTATGATGGTGATTTAAAAGAAATATCAAATAAATCAACTGATGATGTAATACTTACTAATACAGTTATGGAAAAATTACAGGAGATTAGTGGAGAAATTCAAGTATTATCTGCTAAAATGTCAAACAAATGGATGAATTAGAAAAAATTCAAAATATAATTAAAGAAATTAAAACTACTGGTTTTAAAGAATTAACTAAAGGTGTTCGCCTTTCTAAAAAACATTTAAAAGATTTAAATTATATTGTAGCTGAAATGAAATTAGGTGGTACTTTTTATGATGATAAGTTTGATGCAAAAAAATTAATTAGTGATAGTGCTGATGAAGCATTTGATACAGAACTTATAAATAAAATACTAACAGGTGAAGGTACAGGTGGATTAGGTCAGTTTAAAACTAGTAATATGGAAAACATTGGCAATATAGAAAACATTGGTGGTGTAAAAAGTAAACAAATTTTTAAACAAAGTGCAGGAAAAGTACCTAGAACTACAGAAACAGCTGATGGTACTACAGTAAATGTAGAAATATCTAGAGGTTTATCAGATATACAAGATGATATAGATATAGCTAAACGAATATCTAAAGTTGGTGATGATGTAAGAGACTTTAGTGATAATGAATTACGTTTAACATCTCAATATAAAATTTCTAAAAATAAAGGTTTAAGTGATGCTGCTGCGTTAAGAGTTACTAAAGGTCTTATGCGTAGAGCTGAAAAATACGGTAAAGGAAATCCATTATCTAGTTTACCTTCAGCTAATAAAGTATCTAGAAAAGCTTCAGAATTAAGTCGTCAAGCTGAAAAAGATTTATCATATTTAGAAAAAGAATCTGGATTATATGGAGATAAATACTTTGGTCCTGCAGATGCGCATGTAAAAGAATACAATCTTACATCAATAGCTAATCAAAGTAATATAGGTAAACAAATACCTTTTTCTAGTGGTGCTGAAGTAAGAGAATACAATCAAATGGTACAAGAGTTTGATAAAATTGAATACTCTCCTGCAGAAAAACAAACATATTATTCAGGTAAAAGAATAGATGATACAGAATTAGATAACTTAGAAAGTAGTAAAGTAGGTTTAACTGGCTCAGTTAATCCTACAGATGCTACACAAACTAATCCAATGGCTGTAGAAAATTATGGAGATATGAAAATAGGTGGTGGATTTACACCTGTATACATGGAAGATTTAGAGGCAGCTGCAAAAATACAATACGAAAAAGCTTACGGTGATGCACATCCTATAAACACTGTTCACCCAACAGAAGGAAAAACGTTTAATGAATTAGGTTTTAAAGAAGGTGATAAATTTGTTATTGGAATTACTAAAGAAGGTAAAACTGTTAAAGGAGTTGTAGGGCCAGAATTACCTGCAGCTAAAGAAAGGACAATAGGGTCTGTAGCTTTTGGTAAAGATATGACTGAACCAAGATTTGACACTGATGTATATAATGAACGTGCTAGTAAAACTAACCCTGGTCAAATAGAAATATATGCAATAAATAAAAAAGAAAAGAAAGCTACAAATGTACCTAAATATAATCCTAGCACTGATAGACCTAGAACTATATCAGGAGCTGAATATAAAACACAACAATCTTTAGTAGGACAAATGAATCAACTTAAAGCAATGTACCCTAATGTTGCAAATAAGAATAATCTTGTTAGACTAGCTGTAAGAAATATGGAAAAACAATTAGGTTTACCTGCAAATAAAAAATTATTGCTAAACTTAAGTAAATTCTTTTAGGAGATATATGTCATTTTTAGGCGGAAAAAATACAGGTGGAGATAGAGCTGATTATTACGATAATCCAAACTACAATCCTACAAACGATGGTAAATCTAGAGGTGATAAACTTTTACGTGAAGCAGCTGAACAACAAAAATATACTGAAGACCTTGGAGAAATGTATTATTCAGGTAAAACCGATGATTACACTGCACTAGTAGAAAATGAAGGTAACGCAGCATATATGCAAGGCAAAGCTGATGACCAAGTAAAAGCAACAGTATCTTATTTTAGAGATAAAGATAAAAACAGGTTAAATCCAGGTGGTGTTGGTGGTAAACAAATTAATCCTAAGTTTAGTCAACCTGCATCATTGTACACTAAATTAGGTAAGTTTGGTTTTTCTTATGACCCATCTGCACCAGATACATTTTTTGATGAAGTGTTTAAATTACCAGAAAAAGCAGTATCACAATATGAAACTAGAACATTTGATACAAGTAATAATACAGCTCCTGATGCTTGGTATGAAGAAACTATGGAATACAAAAAAGATAGTCCAATGCCTAAAACAGTAGCTGGAGTTAATCAAGAATTACAAGCACGTAAAGCTAGAACAAGAGATTTTGCTATGGAGTTTAAAGGAACTGTTTATGATTTTATTGATGCAACTAGAGAAAATTTAAAAGCAGAAACTAATGATTTACTTGCTGAATATAATAGATTAGATACTGAACCATCAACTTATACTAACAGAGAAATAGAAGATAAATTTTTTCCTGATGAAAAAAGTAAAAAAGCAGCAAGAGTTGAATTACAAAAACTAGTTTCTTTTACTGATGAATCAAGTGATGTAAGCAGAAACTATAGTACTTTAAGTCAGCTTGCAGAAACTGTTGTTGGTGATACTAAAGATACTCCTTATGGTATATTAGACCATGGTATACGTGGACCTATTGGTGAAAAAAAATGGGTTAATGAAAAATTAACTGCACAAAATTATGAAAAAAGTATTAAAGCATTTAATGATTGGAAAAATAAAAAAGGTGTACCTAAAATAGTTAGACTTATTAGTAAGCTAGGATAATGTTTGAGAAATATAAAAGAGCAAGAAATTCTGATGGGACATTTAAGACAGATGTGGCGTGGACCCCTTGGAGCGAAGCATGGGAGTATAAGATGAGTGATGAATTAAAAGATATGGTAGAAAGAGCTGTATGGACTTTCATCGAAGCGTTTATAGGTGCGCTAACTGTAGCTCCATTAGTTGGTGTTGAAGCTGAAACATTACAGCTTGCTGCATTAGCTGGTGGTGGTGCTGCATTAGCAGTAGTAAAAACTTACGCTAAGAAACAGATTAGTAAATAATGCCTGGACATTATCATAATAAACACGAAGTAGATTTAGCTAACAAAGATGAAGAATCTATTGTAGAAGCTGGTGTTAACTTTGAAAAAATAGCTAGCCATAGTGCAATAGTTAGTCTTGGACTAGCACAAGAAATAGTTAGCCATGGTAAAAGTGATGGTCAGGTAACCGTTAATAGCGTGACAGCTGCTGTTGCTGCGCCAAAGATTGATGAACGTAATGTTTATTCTTTAAGTAATACTAATGAGTAACGATTACAATAAACTTGTTGGTAAAGGTGTTGCTGGTTTAGGGCAAAACGAACTTAAAAAACGACTTAAACAACATCAAGCATTAGCTGATAAAGCTAAAAACAAAGTTGGTTTAGAAGAATCAATGGCATTAATGAAAGAAATAGGTGCTAATAAATTTGTTCAAGTTCCTGATAGTACTAATTATAAAGGTAAAGAACCTATTAGTCCTTTGACTAAAGCAGTTAAAGCTACCGGTAAAAGTATTGCTGATGCTGTAGTAAAAACAGGTAAGCTTGCATACAATGCGTATGTAACTGTCGATGCAGTAAATTATGGACTGTTACCAGGTGGAGTAAAACCAGTTAATCCTTGGGCTAACAATGTAAGTAATATTGCTAGAGCTAAAAAGAAATGGAAAAAATTAGGAGACTAATCTTTCCCTTTGAAGATAACCCATTAACAATTCTCTGTACGCTACGCTTGCACCTACACGTTGTCTTCCATCATATACATCATGATGATGCTTACATAAAATACATACGTTATTAATATCAAACTTTCTTTTAGGATTGCCACCCATGCCTATACCTTGTATGTGTGCTAGCTCTAACCACTTGTTATCATTACAATATGGCCATTCACATTTACCACCTGCACGTTGCATGGCTTCCTCTCTTATCTCAGATAAACTCATTCTTCTTCTTTAGCAGCTTCAATCTTTTTGTAGTTTTTAACATGTGCGTCATGTTGATGTTCGTTGTCAAGTTGTTCTAAGTTCCAATTGTAATCCATTACAAATTTATCCATAAGGAACCGTAACTTTGCTGTGTCTGGTGCTACATTAAATGTATCACTACCACATGCTTTACTAAACATTGCAGCCCATACTTTTAAATACTTATGATGTGTAAAGATATTAATCTTATCTATATCTATTTTCTTTTGGTTCATTTATCCTCCCATTTCCATATATATATTAAACATTTCTTGTTCACATGGTGTGCATCTTTTTACCCTGATTGTATCTGCTTTAAATAATTTATTACAGTTAATACATTTTATGTCATACAGTTCTCTGCGCCATATGTTTTTTTTGCCAGATGAACTTTTAAAAAAAGTACTCATTTAGTCTCCTTCGTTATGTATCTGTTATTGTAATCTTTCCAACAGTGTTTACTGCTATTCCAATGGTGCCATCCATCGTTATAAACTAACCAAGCTGCAACTGCAGTAGATACTTCTGGATTAGTTCTATTACTTATTATACCAAGTTTAGGTTTTAACCAAGCCCATGTATCATCATTGAATTGCCATAGTCCAACATCTTGTGTCCCATCTTTGTTATTACCTATAGCAGATGTTCGGCCACTGCTTTCACAATAGATAATAGTTAATGCTTGCAGAATATCTTCTTCTTTAAAATACCTGGATACCAAAGTTGAATGATTCAACACATAGTTTACTTTAGTTTCTATCTCTAAACAACTTCGGTACTCAGGTAAATTACTAGGTGTAAGTAACATAGGAAACAAACACCCAATTATTAGTTCTATCATTAGCTAATGGTAGCTTTTACAGGTAACTCAGTCCAATAGTAATGTACTAAGCCACGCTTTTTAGCAGGTAATGTTGTTATCTTGTAACCTTCCTGCCTAAGGTTATGTATAATACCACCAAATCTATGGCAGTATAACTCAGCTACAAACTCCCAGTTACTTATAGGACTTTCTCCCATATATCTTGTAAGAACATACGCTACCAGTTGTGTCTTACTTTTAATATATGCTGGTATGTCTTCACCTCTAAATGATTCAGGTATCATTAGACCCTCCTTATCTCCAGGTATCAGGTGTAAGTACTTGTCGTTTACTTAAACCTCTATACCTAGCTTTCTTTTTAGATTTAGCAGCTCTACGCTGTAATCTATTCACTATATACCCCACTCCTCTGGTATGTCAGTGTTATCTAACCACCATGACTTACGCCATTTACCTGTGTGTCCACCACATACAACAGGGTCGTTAGTGCTGCAAGTAAAGTCTGGACTTTTGTCTGACTTTTTGCTGTTACGATTATCATATACCATTGCTTGACAATAAGGACATTTTAAATCGTCACGATATTTATTTTGTTGTTCCATTTGATTTACAACCTTTCCGACAAGACCTCCTGGTTGTTGTAAACCATCGGTTTTGTCTGTTGCTTCTAAGCCAACTGCTTTAAGTTTATCCTCTAATGATAAACTATCAAAGTCATCTTGAGTATATTCAACTGGCATATCAACAAGTTTTTCAATCATGTTAAAATATTTGTCCAGTTGTTCGTCTGACCATTCAGTTTTAGACTTAGGAAACTTCATAGTCTTAGCGTACTCATTAGCTGTACCCATAATCTTATG